TCATTAGCGCCACAAATCCAAAGACGACTGTGAGGATTAAATGTAATGTGCGGCTTCATCATTTACGCCAAAATGTAAGAACCTTCCAAGCATCTTTAAATGCCTGAAAGAAGCCGCCTTTAACCGCCTCTCGAAGATGCTGACGATTCAAGGCGTCACGTTGAGCTTCGAGCTCATTAATGCCGAGAAGGACGAGCTCACCAGTCTCTTTGTCAACGATCCACTCTTTTAACACCTGTTTCACCCGCGTCTCATCTGTGTTACTTCGACAGCGGCTTTGCTGTTGAAGATCGGCACCGCATTGGACTTGTGCATCTGTGCAATGCCAAGCATCTCAGTGCCTGTGTATTTAGCGGGTTCCTTCAGCGCCGTAGAGCCGCCCGGCGTGACGAGGCTCTGACCAACAGCGCCTGTGCGAATGACAAGCTTCGGAGGCTCAAGCGGCTTGACAGGACCTTTGACAGAAGCACGTGCAAACTTAGGCACTGACTCCCACTTCTTAAGCAGCTTCTGGTAGTCCTGCTCGGCCTGCAGCTGAGCTTTGGTCAAGGCTTTCTTGGTCATAGCTACATTATACCGTCTTAAAACGGCATTGTAAACTACTCCCAGCTATAGTCAAACGTAACGGTATGGGCTATCGTGCCGGCGGTTGTTACAGCTGTGCCTATATGCTTTGTTACTAAAGCTACAAACTCGCCCGGGTTGACATAGATCGGGCTTGCAAACATAAACATGCTCACAGGCTGCACAGGTAGCGTGCTTGCAGCCTGTGTTACTACATAAGCCTGGTTGAACGGCAGCGCAATACGACGAGGTGCTTTTGCCGTGACGCTTTCTGTTGTTGCTAACGATACATTGGTATGCCCGAATGCAAGCGAGTACTGCGCAACAAATGGGCCGCCAGCCGTAAAGGCCGTTTGAACATAACTTGATAAACCTACGCCAGTGATCTTTAAGCGTCGGTTATTAACTAGTGTAGTAGCCGTGGGTAGCTGATATGAGCAGATGATACCATCTGTGTTGACAGCTAACGTTGCGGTTTCCCAGAACTGCCCACCCAAACCCACACCTAATGCAGCAGTTGTGTTTGTCGGTACAGCTGCAGTTGGGTTGATTGAGTTGGCGTAGTTAGCGAGCGAGCCCATCGTGCCGCCGCTAGCGCCTTGATGCGAACCTTGCGATGCATTGCTAAATTCACCCTGAAAGCGCTCAAACATTGGACCGCCGAGCCGCACAGAGTGTGTAGCGAGCAGCGCTGCCAACGGCGTACCTGCTGCGCCGCCGACAATTGCATGCCGGATAGAGAACGGCAGTGCCGTTGACGCAAATGGGCGTGCTTGACCTTGAGGTGTTGGAATGTACCCGAACCTAATTTGGCGTTCTTCGGCATCGACGATAAATGTAACTCCACGCTCACCAATCAACACAGTGTACTGATTTTTCTTATTAGGTGTATAGAGCCAAAGCGTCCGAGTATCATCTGCAAGGTCAAAGATCGGTGTAGTTGTTTCTGTACCGTTGTAGTTAATAACGCCTTGCAAGCCTGCTGAAGTTAGCCGGAAATAAGCGCCGTCTGTCGGCGCATACGGGTTAATAACGCCGCGAACAAAGCCACCGAAGTCAATGACGGTATTAGCGGTTGGATATGCTGAAAATGACAGCTCACATTCAAAAGCAAGCGTCGACGTTGCTATGAGCGGAAAGTATGCATATGTGCCAAACGAAGTACCGGTGTTAGCCGCTGATTGCAACGTGCTGTTTGTAACCATAGCGCCCGTAGTCCAAGCGTTGGTCATTGTCGTTATTAAGTATGTGTACTTACCGGTGTCCAGGTTCGTATAGTTGAAGTTTTCATGATCAACCATCATACCGTTTGACGCACGGAATCGATAGTCAACATCTGCTTCACATGATATAAGCTTAGGAGCAAGGTTCGTAGTAATAGCCTGCATTCCATAACCATCATCATCCTCAGAAAACCCGCGAACAGCTCCAACATTAGCAAAATTGTTAGCAGCGTTTGTCTCTGGAATAGCCTGTATATGGCTGTACGTATTAACTCCAGCTATATTATTAGAGGTAGACCCTAGCAGGTTGATGGACTGAGTCATGGGTGCTTATTCCCAGCTATAGTCAAACGTAACGGTATGGGCTATCGTGCCTGATGTGCCTACTGTACCTACGTGCTTTGTGACAAGCGCTACAAACTCACCTGGGTTCACATAGATGGGCTGAATGAACTGGTATACGTATGCTTGCTGAGCAACTAAGGTACTTACAGCCTGAGCGGCTGTAACAAGCTGGTTGAACGGCAGCGCAATACGACGAGGTGCTTTAGACGATGCGGCTTCGCTCGTTGCTAACGATACATTGTTATGCCCGAATGCAAGCGAGTACTGCGAAACAAACGGGCCGCCGGCGATTACAGTTTGAATGTAGCTGCCTAAAGCGATGCCTGTGATCTTCAAACGACGTGTCGAAGCTATGTTTGACTGAACAGGTACTTGATATGAGCAGATGATACCATCTGTGTTGACAGCTAACGTTGCGGTTTCCCAGAACTGCCCACCCAAACCCACACCTAATGCAGCAGTTGTGTTTGTCGGTACAGCTGCAGTTGGGTTGATTGAGTTGGCGTAGTTAGCGAGCGAGCCCATCGTGCCGCCTGAGAGGCCTTGGTGCGAGCCGTAGGCCGCATTTGCGTACTCGCCAAGCTGACGGCTGAACAGCGGTCCGCCCAAGCGAACCGAATACGAGCCAAGCTGGGCCGATAAAGCCACGCCTGCTGCGCCGCCGACAATTGCGTGCCGGATAGAGAACGGCAGTGCCGTTGACGCGCAAGGTTGACCGTTAGCCGCAGGCGTTGGGATTACGCCATATAGTCTGGTATTAGTGCCGTCGCCGATCCAGAACTCAGTATTACGTTGGTTAATGTAGAGGATGAACTGGTACTTCTTGTTTAGCGTGTATGTCCAAGCAGAGCCGCCGTTAACAGCTAAGAACACGCTTGTAGTTGTTTCTGTACCGTTATAGTTGACAACGCCTTGCAAGCCTGCTGAAGTTAGCCGAAAGTAAGCGCCGTCTGTCGGCGCATACGGGTTACCAGCGCCGCGGACAAAGCCACCGAAGTCAATAATCGTGTTAGCTGTAGGCGCAGCGGTAAAGGACAACTCCATGTCATATGACGTGGTGGCTGTACCGATTACTGGGAAGTAGGCATATGTGCCAAAAGTTACGCCGGTTGTCGTGGTTGTAATGTTACCGCTGTTTGTAGTAAAGTTACCGGTTGCCCAAGCCGCAACCATTGTCGAATTGGCGTAGATGTGCTTGCCGGTATTCTGGGCTGTATAGTTGAATATCTCATTATCAAGCATCGAGTCAGTTGCAGCGCGTAACCTATAGTCCAGGTCGGCTTCAGGCGAGATCAATAGAGGTGTTCCGACTACGTAGCCGTCATCGACCTCAGAGAAAGTGCGAATAGCGCCAACGTTGTTTGGATTTGAAGCCACGTTGGTTTCAAACACTACCTTGACTTGGTTTGACGAGTTGACTTCGGCGCCGTTGCCTGTCGTCGCGCCTACGATCTTTGCATCTAATGCCATGAGAGAAATCCTATAATGTGCCTATACATAGGCGCTTGTCTATTTAACGAGCTAAAAGCTCTTCCGGGGGCTTAGCCCATTAAACCCACGAGTAGTTCACAGTTACTAAACCTGTAATTTTTTCAAGCGATCTTGCGTAGATCGTAAAGCCAGTTGCCGCCGTGGGATCACCTACTGAAATCCCTAGCAGCATCGCTAAGTATTTATGATCAGCTGCCGTATGATTAGCTGTGACGCCATCACCTGGAACCCATGCAGTTACGTTTGACGTGCTTAAAATTGCAGTAAGGCCGGTAACTGCTATGCTAGCTTCATTTGATCCAGGCGTGCTGCCAAAGTCGAACGTAGCAGTGCCAAAATTGATCGGTGTTGCAATGTTTGGCAGCATCGCTGGGTCGATGTAGTCACCCGTTGAGAACTCAGCAATTCGGCCAGATGCATTGAAGAGTAACGGCTTGACAAAAGACATGGCCTATTTATCAGGTGTATGAGTATCGCACCTTGAAGGTGCCTGTCAGCGCATGCGCTGACTTACAGCTGATAGTAATGGTATCATTGCTTGGCGACGCTGAGAGCTTAGCCAGCACAGCTAAGTACTTGTGGTCATTGGCTGTATGGTCACTCGTGGTATCGCTTGCTGACGTATATGTGTTGACACGAGTGATTGGTGCAAATGCGAGGCCTGTAAGCGTAATAGAAGCTTCGTTTGAGCCTGGGTGACTGCCGAAGTCAAGCGTTGCAACGCCGAATGTGAGTGCAGCAGGTGGCACCTGCTTCAAGTAAGCCGGGTTGATGGTGCTGCCAGCGGGTGCAACCGTCAAGCGAGCAACGCCGCTCTTGTTATGGTACAATGGCCGCGTGTATGTAATCGGCGGCGTGTAAGTTTGCGCGGCAAGGTTGGTAAACAATGGCGTTTGCCGTGACTTGAACAGCTTCCAGATTTCTTCAGGGTGAGCTGAAAGATGCACTGCATCTGCGTCTGATATTGTCCTGCCAACGCCGTAGCCTTGGAAAAACATACCGCCATTAAGGTTACTGGCAGGCGGCCACATTCGATCAAAACCTACGCCGCCTGTAATCGTACCTGGGGATGTTGTGCCGGTAACCTTTTTTCCGTCAACATATAAGCGGTAATCGGTAGCTGAAAAGACCTGCGCGATCATGCAATGTGGAGCTTCTAGCATGATCGTCGGCGTGATCTGAATGATCTGTGTCGTGCCGAAGTTATACTGCAGTGTTAAGCTAACAGTGCTCCCTGTCTCTAGCCGTAACGTCGCCAGGTAGCCTGTCGTGCTGGCATACAGCGTCATTAGCTGCCAATTATTCCCGGTACTGCTAAAGTAACCGTAGCCAATTAAGAAGAACGGAAACGTAGTGACAGGGGTAATAGCAACGCCCGTGCCAGAGCTACCACCCGATGAAAGCGCGGCGCCCGGAGGCCGATATGCTAGAGTAGTTGCAAGCGAAACCGCATTATAGTTACCAATGAGGTCCTTACCATTAAGGTCTGTGCCGGTCCAAGCATGATCAAGCACCCCTGCGAGCAGGGAGGTCTTGTCAATCTGCGCATTGATCTGCGGTTGCTGGAGCCTAGCCCATGATCTCGACGCGCCAGTCATGCTGCTGAACCCCAAAAGCGATGAGACCGCTTAGCAAGCAACTGAGAGGGATTATCATATAAGCTATTATACTCAGCTAAAGAAAGCACACGGTTCCAAGCCGCGCCAATTGACATGCTACAGGCAGAGCAGATAGACGTTTGGCGAAGAGAGCTGGCAACAGGGAGATCAGCGTAGGCTGCTGTTTTGTTAAGGGCATTAGCAGTATAGAACTTAAAGTTACTGCCATCCGCGGTAAACATTACGCGAGCTCCAAACTGCTCGCTATTAGCGCCTAATGAATCGATATTTGCTGACTGATATCCTGTAGCAAATGTATTAATGACGAGGGTATTGGTTACAGTCAGCACGTCATCTAACATAAAAATCATCCCTCGGTTATTGGTGTTTTCATAGGAAGCAAACATCGTGCCAAATGACGCGTTAGTTTCTAAGCAGGCATCTGCGAACAGCGTATAAGGCCCCACTACCCGATCAAGAGCGGTCTGTTGAGGAAAATACTGCCCTGTCGAGCTTTTCATATACTGTGTTATCGGGTCTCCTACTCGTCGGCTGGTGTGATAAGTCGGCACAGTATCTTGCACCGTTGTTAAACCGCTAACAATGTCAAGCCATCCCCCTCCTGTAGGTACTGCACAAAAGACAAGGCCAGAGGTAATAGGGTTAGCGTAGTTGATCCGGCTAATAAATCGGGGTACGGTTGCCCACTTATTTGTAGCTCCGATAAATGCTGGCGCGACAGTGCTTAGAGCAGGACCTGCTGTAGTAAGCAAGCGCGAGTCTTGAATGCTTACAGGGTTACGTGCCATCGACAAGTCAAAGACGGTCGGCGTTGGTGGCGCTGCAAAGAGCTGCCAGAATCCAGGACCGGCTAAAGCTCTAAAGTTTGCAGCATTAAGCACGCTATTCCACTGTGCAGCCCGTGATAGGATGAAACCGTTGCCTGGTTTTTCGGCCGGAGCAGCAGGCTGATTAAAGAAATAGTATTGTTGAGTGTGTGTAAATGTCTGAGCGCTTGAGCCTGAACCGTCCTGCGCGCCGTTTAGATAGTAGGTAGCAACAGTACCGTCATAGGAAAATCCCACGTCATAATCTACATTTGCCACCATTGCGGTGTTCGAAGTACCGATGACGGCTGTGCTAGATTTTACAATCTGTAGTAGGTTAGTCGAAGTGACTCTAAACTGTAAGCCGTTTGTTGAAGCCGCGTAGATGGTTTGAGTAAGACCCGTTGAAGCAAGACGAATTCGGGCAACAAATGAGAATACATTGCCGACTGGGCCGCCACTGCCGCTTGAATTGCCAAGCATAAGTTCAGTCGATGCTATTGTACCTGTACCTCCGTCATTACAAAGCAGTGCATGTTCGCTATTAACTTGAACCCAATAGTTGCCCGAAGGCAAGCTAATTCCAACGCCAAACACCCCATCAGCCGTACCAGCAGAATCCTTTACTTTATTTGCCGCACTAACGTTTAACGCCCATAGATGTGCAGGCTTAGGAATAGGTCCTGTTGCAACAGGCACGTTAATCTTAGGCTGGGACGTTTTTACTCTACGGCGAGCGACAATAGGATTTGCAGTACGTTGAGTTGGTAAGCTCTTAACGCTATAGCGCGTGTCATACTCCCAAGGCCCGATATCAATACCTGTGATATAAGGTATCCGAATCATGCCTGTGATATCATAGAGCGTGCCCGTGGCCGAACCTACATTGATAAACCGGCTTGTCTTAGGAAGCCGCAGGTCCATGTCATATGTGTTAAGGCTATTGATGTTATTTGTGCCAAACGTGGCAGCCGTCATACCTGTTAAAAGCGCGCCGTCTGTATAACATGCTGTATACATGCAATTTGCTAGCGTTGCCTTAATAGTAGTAAAACCTGCAAAGTAGCAATTTATAAATGTTCCACCTGCATAGTTTGACACCGATATCATCGACGATGAGCTTGGTCCTATATTTGATGGACAGATAAAGGCGCAATTAAAAAATGTCGAGACTGATGCTGTAGTATCGAGTAAATTGTCATTGTTTATTCCGCGAATAAACACGCAATTAGAAGCTGTGGTTGTTGCGTTGTTTGAATATTTGCCATTGCCAACCGCACCATTAAATTCTAAGATGCATGCATCAAATGTAAGCGTTTGACCGCCGAGTGTGAAGACGCCGTTCTCTTGAATTTGTAAGCGACTGATCTTAAAGTGAGAATCACTTAGGATGAGCGTCTTCGAGTAGTTACCACCTAGAGCTCGAATGTAGACGCCGTTTGACACGTTAAAGCGTAGCGGCGTGTCACGCACAGATTTCTTATCAGCGAAGCTGTAGCCTTCCGCTGCTGTCAAATGCTTATAGCGGGTTGAGTCTGTTGTTGTGCCGGAAACTGTAAGTTGAGTGCCAGTGGTGTCAAAGCTCGAGATCATCTCGCCTTGCCAGATAGCGTCAATGGCCGTTAAGCTAGTTGGGCAATCATCATTCCAGGCTTGCAGGGTAGAGTAGTCACCGCCAGCTCCAATAGTTCGCTTGATGATTCTGAAACCAGGCCTAAACTCCCATGCGCCAATGTCATAGCTACCATTATTGCGAGCATAACCTCTAACATCATAGAACGTGTCGGTGTCGATCGTACCGACACCGAGCAATGCTGACGTGCTCTTCAGCCGAAAGTCGTACGTGCCCGACGTGATATTTTCAAAGCCGCTGCCTGTTGTTGTGTCGAAGGTAGTCGTGCTCCAATTTGTCGTGTTAGCGCTAGCATTTGTATACGAAGTCGTAATCGTATTCGTGCCGCTGGTCTCATTTGCATTTGTAAATCCAAATGCAGCGCAGTTTATAACAGTTACGGATGAATAGCTTATCGTATAAACAAATGTCGTTGTACCGCCGAGCGAGATAAAGGTACAGTTCTTAAATGTTGCGACATTTGGACATTCGATAACAGTTCGTCCTGACGCGGTGTAAATTCCCACTACCAGCGTGTTTAGGATAGTACCGCTGTATGACGTTTTTATTACAGCGCTGCTAGAGCTATTGTAAGTACTACCTTCGATGAGACAGTTCGAGATAATTTGACCTGAGGTCGAACCACCATAGTTACCGTTAAGCGTATACGCTCTATAGTTAGTGCCTTGAATTTGCAGGTTTGTAAATCGTGTGTAGTATTCTCCGCATTGAATTCCATCTAGATACGAACCACCGCAGATTAGCAAAGCACCGTGATTCCCGTCAGGTCGTAACGGATTAGTAGCAACGTTAGGATGATCCCTAAAGCTAGCACCAGGCGCTGTCGTTAGCTCTTTATAATGGGTAGAGTCTACCGTGCTTCCTGAGATTGTAAGCAACGTACCTGAAGTGTTTGAAAAAGTTTGCTTCTTTAGCTCGCCGCGCCAAATGACATCAGCTGTCACTAAATTTGCAGGGGCAGCATCCTCCCACGCTTGAAGCGTAGAATAATCACCACCGTAGCCTATTGAACTTGTGACAACTGTTGCCATTTAGCTAAACACGTTAGGGTCTATGAGCGGGTCCTTGCGGACCTTCAATGCGAGAACCTGTGCTAGCGTAAACGGTAAGCGGATGATAGCCGTAGAACGTGTCGAATCAGCGAGCGCTCGTTGAAACAACGCTAGGCTCGTGTGATCCAAGTCAATGTGAAAGCCGCGAGACTGTAGCATCGCGGTTTCATATAACGTGGTTGCAACCTCTTGGCTCGTAAAAACCTGTGCTTGCTCGACTGTCATCTCAGGGATGCTAAGAATCCGCCAATGCGGGTTCTTTAGCTCCTGTCGCCCCCACGCCCAGCCATCACGTTGGATGGTGACAACGTCGCCGCGCTTGAGGCACTTTGCGTCAAGATAGGGATCATCATCATTATTCTTGCTGACTACGCGAACGAGCAGCTCACACATAGGCTGGAGTCCACCCATCGTAATCTTGCACGATTTCGGCCTGCGGGGTCCGATGAGCATAGATGCAATGACCCATGCTATTATCCTCTTGGGCCGTGAGTCGATGACTCACGTTGGCTTTAATCAGCACCCAATTACGGCCGTCAACCGCGCGCTTGATCGCTGACTGCTTGACGGTGCCATCTTCGTTAAGGCTCTCAATTAGCAGCGCGCCTCGAATCACATAGGTAGTATGATCGAAGTTGTGCTTATGACCTTCAACAACGTCACCTGCCTTAGCAAATGCCATCTCGCGAATAAACACGTTTCCGCTAGCAAATTCCATGATATAATTTCTCTATAACTAAGGTTAGTTGTAGTAGTTCTCGACGTACTCAGCTGAGTGGCCTGAGGATGCAAGAGCCGCACCTGTCTGGTTCATGAACACCAAACCCCACTTACGCGGGATGAAACCTAGCACCGTTACGATGTCAGCTTCATCAGCTACCGTTTGGCTTGCTGTATGACAGAGAGTCGTCTTCAAGAACTTTAAAGCCGCTGTACCTAAGCTTGACAACGTAATAGCACCTGCTGTTGCTGCGATAACTTCAGTTGAGCCGGCTTGATAACCAGGCCGGCCACTGTCATCGTCGGTGCCCCAAACAAAGACGTTAACGACTGTTGACGAAGAAGCTGTAATTGCGCCTACGTTAATCGCCCACTTAGCAGTGATGCCAGTAATGTTGTTTGTCAAGCTTGTTGTAACAGCGTCTGATTGCATGCAAGCTGTCGCGCTGCTTGACAAGCTGTTGAGGCCTGAAGGTAACGTGATAGTTGCTGGGTTGGTTTTTGCGAATGCCATGTGATTATGCTCCTAGCGCAGCAGCGCATTCTTGCCATGTTACAGCCACTGCAGGCTGCTCTGCCATGGCCTTCAACGACACAACGCCGGTTGTCAGCTCGGGGTTGCCAGCTGCAATCAGGTCAAGCAAGTTACGAACGCTTGCATCGCCAAGGTCCAGTCCGTCAGCTGTCCGAAGCCAATCATATCCGCAACCTAGGGTCTCTAGGTAGTAAATGTGGTCTTCAGCAGGCACGCTCATGGCTGTCAGAATGGCTGTTAGCCAATCTGGGACCGAGTCGGTCTTTGCCGCAGCTTCTAGATCTGCGAGCAGTCGAATGAACTTGGAGCCCACGACGGGCCCCAGCTTAGCACGGACGCCACGCTCGCTGATCATCTTCGTCTGAACGAGCTTAACGCCGGCTGCAACGCGAGCCGCATTGACCTTAGCGGCCATTGTGTGCTGGTTACCTTCAAGCAGCTCTTCTGCGGTACAGGCCGCTTGAATTTCTTGGAGCAATGTTGTCATATGCTATCTTTCCGTAATTATGCGAGCTCGCCAGCGCCAAACTTTGTAGTTACAGCGGAAGATGCTGCTGTCACCAAATTAGCGATAGTCGTCGATGCAGCCGGGACGCTGCCGTTCGGGTAAGCGATCTTGACAGTATACGTGTCATTGATCGTTTGTGCGATGTCGTCCTTGATAACCGACGTCGCGGTTGTGAAGCCTGCTTCGTGCACAAAGTCAGAAACTTGAAGGCCGACGAACGTGATCACCGGTGAGCCAGAAGCGCCTGTACGGTTGATCGTGATGGTGTGAATTTTTCCTGCGAGGGACATGGGAACTCCTAATGGGTGGGGTTTTCTTATTTATCGGCGAAGAGCTTGCTAAGCTCGTGCATGCCGCCAATGACGCGATCTTCAGCGACGATGAACGGCACGGCTTTTACTTGCGGGTATGACTGACGGAATGCGTCGAGCGTGATATCAGCGCCGATCTTGACGGCGTGAAACGGCTGTTGCTTTGTCGAGAGCAGAGCCTTGACATTGTCGCATTGGGGACAGCCTTCTTTGGTGTAAACAGTAAACATTTAAAAAGCATTTTTAGGTAGAAGAAGCTTTAAAGCTCCACAATCATAGATACGAGTATATGCATTAAGCTTCATATTTTCGCTCTCTGAAAGAGTTTTATCAAACATTAGCAGCTTATCAGCCAGCTTATGCTTCATAAAATACGATCTGTGATATCTTTTCTTATCGCCTACTGCAACATACCAGTAAGCAGGCTCAGAATGACTTATTTTTCGAAAACCTAATTTTGTATAAACACCACCGGTGCTATGTCTAAGATCAGCATAAGCAATTAAGTCATCATTAAACTCAGCTCTATATACAGCTAAGAGCTTAGAGGCAAGACCAGGTACATGATATCCCTGTTTAATAGCAAATCTTAAAAGCTCCGTGCGTTTTAGCTTTTCGAACCGGGCCTTCCCAAATGTCATGACGCCAATTAATTGATCATTATAATATGCGCCAAGTCTGTATGCGTCAACGCAAGAACCTTGCAAATGATTAGCTATTAAAAATTGTGCGGCTTCAGCTTTTGAAATAGCTTCAACTTTACATTTTCGAGCGTAAATTTTAATCGATGTTGCTAAGTTTAACTTATGGGTAATCATTGACTTAACTAATGCGTTTTTGTCAATCCACTCATCGTCAAAAATGTGCATAAGCTGATAACCAGCTTTAGCCGCAAGCTGAGTTTTCTTAAGATGATAATGCTTATCTTTACCTTTTAACTCAGTATGCCAATATACACCATCGAGCTCGATGGCAAATTTCTGGCTCGGAACTACAATATCAAGCTCAAGACCATCGAGTACTGTTCTATCATTTCGCTTAATCGAAACACCTAAGCTTTCAATGAAAAGCGCAACTTCATGCTCAATCCTCGACCTAAATTTTGGTTCACAAACATGACACCGTGGGTTTGACCCATTGATAATATTGTCATTTACTTCGGTACCGCAGCACACATGTAACCATTTATGTTCAACAGCGTGGCCTAGATATTCATGTGACGCAAATAATGGTTTAAACCCTGCAGCTTCAATTAAAGCCAAGCGTTTGGGTAACCAGTTAGCAAGTCTAGTCTCCCAAGCTTGCATTGACCTACTTTCTAATGCTTCGTCATTGGCTAAGAATGCTTGGTAACTAGCTATAAATTTACCTTTATGCTCCGGTGAACGCATAGGATGATCATAACCGGATTTTGCTAAAAACGTTTGCTTTGCTTGCTCTCTAGCGGCTTTAGTCCCACCCGCATTTGCAACGCCATAGCGGATAAGCGCAGTTTGCTTAGCACGATTTCTAATCACCTGAGATTCAAATGGGGAACTTACACCATACTTTTCAGTTAGTGTAGCTTTTGCTTTTGTTCTTCGTTCTGCATTAATATCATTCATGCATCGTTTAGAGCAATACTGCCTAAAACCAGTTTCATATGTCTTAAGCTCTAAGCGGGTCTGGCAAGTTTTGCACAATGGGTCATTAATGATATTATGAACATACCGATAGGCTAATTCGATAATGGGTGCTGTGATATTATAAGTACTTGCAAATTTTATAAGCTCAGCTAGCTGAATCTTAGAAAGCGCCGATGAAACATTAGCGCTTTTTTTCCTTGCTAATAATGCAGCATTAATCTCAGAGCGAAGGCAAGCCATTTACATTCAGGTCATCATCAAGTACACCAATTATATATGAAGTTGACTCGTTCTCTTGCAAAGCGGTTTGCTTGATGCTAGTGTTCGAATGCTTGTTGAACCACGGGAGCGGGTTCGATTTTGGGATCTTCTCTTCGTATTTGATGTTGATAAGCTTGAGGCGCTCTGCCGCTGTCCAGTCAACGAAGTCCTTGAGGATCTGTGCGTTGAGGCCGATGACCACGCCCTTCTTAAAGAGGAAGTCAGCCCAGGCCTTCTCCTCAGCGATGACATCGAGGTAAAGCTGGTAGACCTTGTCCTTGCAGCGCTCCTTGGCAGCCCTGAAGCGCTCATCATCCTTGACGCATTGGTTGATGATGTAGGCTGTCCACTCGGTGTGCAGCAGCTCATCTTGGAGGATCAGGCTGATGATGTTGCCGTTGCCAATGAAGAGCTTGTTCTCGACCATGCCGAGCGACGTGGCAAAGGAGACCATGAAGCGGATAGCTTCGAGTGCATAACTAGCGTTGAGGGCCATCCAAATGGCGTCGATGTGCTCTTCTGAAGAAGGTTTAATCGAGTACCCTGTTGAAAACAAAGCCTTATCAAGCAAATCAAGCTTTTCAGCTAGCTGAGCACGGCAGTTCAGCTCATGCAGCCGATCATAGTGCACGCCGATGTTAGCGGCCATGCCTACAATTTCAGGAATCGTGTGAATCTTATTGAACTCGTCCTTCGGCACACCATAGATGTTTCGGATAATATGTGCATATGAGCGACTATGAATGTTTGTTTCAAAGAAGCTCCAATTAAACAGCAAAGATTCAAATTCTGGGACCGAAACTACTGGCCCAAATACTTGGGCTGGACCTCTACCTTGTATTGAGTCTAATGCTGTTTGACGAAGCAAATTACTAGTAAAAATATGACGTACGGCTTCTGATGATTCTTTGAAATCCTGTTTATCTTTTACCAATGTAATTTCTTCTGGAATCCAAAAGAACCCGCGCGCTGTTTGCTCAAATTTTTCTAATCTTGGATATCGTACTTCTTCAAAACGCTGAACAGTTACTTGCCCATTTAAAAACATTGTTCTAGACAAATAATCTGTCTGTGTTGAAAAATCATATTGGCTCATAAGCTTTAACCTTATATCGTTTATTGATAAGATCGTCATTGGTCATTTTATTTCTGACCGTA